TTGGACTCGAACCAATAACCACTCGATTAACAGTCGAGTGCTCTGCCAATTGAGCTACAGGACATCAGAGAGCCTCGAGTCAGGATTGAACTGACGACCTTCCGCTTACAAGGCGGATGCACTACCGCTGTGCTATCGAGGCCTAAAACTAATGGCCTAGGAGTTAACCCAGGCCATAAGAGTGCCGCCACCACACGGGAGAGAAAGGAAGAGAGGCATATCTATTATTACATATAGTCGTTAATAGTAGACGTTCCGACATCAGTTAGCGTGTTGGCTTAATAGTCCTATTATGTAATTCATCTAAAACTGCATGTAAAGCTTCTGCTCCAGTAAGAGCTTCTTGTAAATAAACATCTTCTCTATTTTTTTCATAAGCTGAAAGGCATCTTCCAAGTTCATATAAAGATTGGCTAGCCCACATATCTAGCTCAGCAGTAGGTATCTTAGAAACTCTTTTTTTAATTTTTTCAGAAAATGGCTTATCCCATTTAGTAGTCTTCTTGAACACTTACACCCTCCTGAGACCATTTAGATAACGGTATCACTCTACCTTCAATAGCAGATAAAAGGGCTTCGGCTTCTTCAAGTCTTGACTTACCAAACACACCTAAAGCAATCCCTGGTCTAGTAAAGGGAACTCTAAATACTAAACATTTACCTTTTCTAAACGGAGGTTCAATTTCGCTAGTCCAGCCTTTTTCAATAAAAGGCATAAAACCACGTTTTCCGTAGTTAACAATATCAACGTATAGTGGCCCGATTGTTTTCATATTAGTTGTTTAATTGAGTCCTTGGTCCCGGAGACATTTCTGCTGGATTAAATGCACCCATATCTGGCCATTGGTCTAAACCAGATTCTTTTAAGTATACACCAGTAGATTCACTAGCTTTTAATTCGTTCCACATTTCAACAGGAACTCCGTAGTATCCCCACCAAGTTCCGTCTCTAAATCTAACTACTAAAGTTTCACTTTGTTTACTATATGCAAGTTTTAAAGCTCTAGGTCTTTTAGGATTCTTAGTAGGTGCTGTTTGTGTTGTATAAGAAGTATCTTCAGGTTCTCTAGAATCGGTTACTTCATAATCTTCAGGAGCAGACTCAGTTATAGTTTTTTTAAAATCATCTACTCTTTCAGGAGTTAGATATGTAGAAGCCCATCTATCTACTGCTTTTTGAGAATCTTTACGCAACTCTTCAAGAGAAGGAATTGTAGGTTTTCTAGCCATTAACACTCATGTTCGTTAGTTTTTGTAGATAATACTTTAGAGTCGCAATCACCGCAATACAAGTATATTGGTTTAAAATTATTTTGAGCCGTAGCTCCTTTTTCAAAATCCATACCATCTTCATTTAAAGCTGGTTGATAATCATCAACAATTTTAGATTCTTTAAATAGTTCTCTTGGAAAGGGGCCTGTTGGATTTGTTACTTTATTAGGAACAGGGTGAGCCTGTTTGGCTTTTACCCTTGTTGTTTTCATTCTTCAGCCTTGGCTTTGGAAGCTTTCTTTTTAGTTTCGTCTCTTAATTTAAAATCGCCACGTGTTGCTCTAGGAAGTAAATGTTTTGGTAAACAACGATTGCAATAATCTACCGGTCTAACTCCACGGTCTGCCATTGTAAAATGAGCGTCATTTTCACAATTTGCACATTTAATCGCCATATTTATCTCCTAAAAATATAGGGCAGATAGTCTGCCCTATAAATTAAATTATTCTTCTGATGCACCTGGTTCAGCTAAAGGAAATTCTCCTCTTGCTGCTGCAGCGCCTAAATGTGTAGGTAAGCAATCCCAAGCATAGTTTCCTGCAGCTTCTGGGTATCTATCTGCTGGAACTGTGTAATGAGCTTGTTTACCACTAATATCGCAAACTACTGTAGGTGTAGGTGCTTTGGGTGTTGTTGCCATTAAATCTCCTAAGTCGACAATAGGGCGAGAGGTTATCCCGCCCTATTAGTTTATCTTAAATTACGACGCTAATACAGCGCTAGGGTCAATGTCTTTCCCAGCAGACCAGCGAATGTTGTCTCTCATTTCAAAATGTAAATGAGGACCAGATGAATTGCCAGTGTTACCGGATTCCCCGATATGTTGGCCCTTCAATACTGTGTCTCCTGGTTTAACAAGAGACTTTGAAAGGTGAGCGTAGATTACCCACCCACCTGTTACTTTTTGCACAATTTGGGTTCCATAAGATTTTCCCCAAGATGCATTTTCAATTTTTCCATCAGCTACGGCAATAATGTCTGTGCCTTCTTTGCACGCATAGTCGACACCAGTGTGATAACCTTTTGACCACATTTTTCCTGTTTTTTTATAAGGTGTGGTAATTTTTCCATCTTTAATAGGTGAGCCCATTAATGAATCAGTCCTTTGAATTGTCTAATTTCAGAAACAATATCTGATTTTCCGTTGTGATAAACCATACAAGAAATAGGTGTTCCTGGTTTAGCGTTGAAATACCAAAATAACGTAAACTGCACAGAAGTGACATCTTCGGGTACAGCGTAAGTATTAGTACCAGTAGTGTCGTTCTTGCCTTTATAGTCTCTTGAGTAATTCATTTTTACATATGTTGGTCTACCAGTTTTAGGTAGAGTCAAATGTAATTGTGCTTCCCAAAAACAATGACCTTCTTCTGTAGGGTCAATAGCGTCTTTACCGTTGAGCACCATAGGTGTCCAAACATTTGGTTTAAAAGACTGTTTGTTTTTATCGTCTTTCCATTGAATGTACAAGGTTTACTTAGCACCCTTACCGAATGCTTTATCATTTGGATTCAAAGCACGCATTGCTACTGGAAGTACTGCTGCTACACCAGCACTTAAAATCATTTTAAGTGAATCGGCGTTTAGAGATGCAATATCTCCACCAGTTGCTAAAAATGCAGCAAGAGCTGCGGCTGCAAAAGAACGTGCGTATGAGGCTACTGCTGCTTTCATAGATTTTGACATATTTCTTCCTTCTAGAGGTTGTGCCGTTTTTACCGGCTCTATAAAGTCTGCCCCAAGAAAGTTAGGAGCGTCAGCCTAAATTAGTCTTTTGTTTCCTCAACATGCTGATGAAACTTGCCCTCTAAGCGGGCTAGAGATACGCGAACCTCTACCATTTCGCGCTTAATATCATTGACGGCATCTTTTATTGAACCCCCGCCATTGGGTTTTAATTCTATTAAGTATGATTTAACAATCCATCGTACTGATAAAACGATGGTTCCTAAAAAGGCTGCGAAGCCGGATAAGGTAGCTGCCCAATCCATGAGAGACATAAAATATTCATTTCTGTTTGTAGTTTTAACTAAACAGTTTGTTTTCCGTGTAATGTCACGTGTATTTACTTATTTATACATTACTTTAGTAACACCTGTCACTCTAAAAACAATACTTTTAGTTCGCCTTGACTTGAGTACGAAAGTTTGATTGGCTAGATATACCTGAGAGGAGCAAGAATATTGCTTAATATCAGAAAGATAACACACTCATGTGTGTCATTGTTGGTAGTAGCTGCATTTATAGTTACACCGGCAATAGCATCTCCGCCAACAGAACCTAAATCTGTAACTATGGCGGCTACAACAGAACCTAAAACAACAGTTAAATTAACTCGTGTTACAGTTTCTGTAAGTAGAACAGATGCAAGAGAAGCAATCATTAGCCCATATGCAAAATTCTTTGATGCAGAAGCTTTAGCGTTTTTAATGGTTCATGCAGAAGGTTGGGACTTGCAAGAATGGAAATGTTTGCGTAATGTATGGAACAAAGAAAGTCGTTTTAATCCTAAAGCTCAGAATAAAAATTCAACAGCTTATGGTATCCCACAGTTTTTAGATTCAACTTGGGAAGCTTACGGATTTAAAAAGACTTCTGATGCCAAAGAACAAATAATAGCCGGACTAGCTTATATCGATAAAAGATACGGGAGCGCATGTAATGCATGGAGTCACTGGGAGCGAAAACACTGGTATTGATAAATTTAAAGCACCTTTTTTTGATGGGTCACAACCATGTGCCCAAACAGACCCTGATTTGTTTTTTCCAAACAATGCAGCGGAAGGCGCAATAAATATTAAATATACTAGAAAAATTTGTAAATCCTGTGAATTCAAATCTCACTGTCTTGAATATGCACTAACAACTCCATTAATAATGGGAGTATGGGCTGGTACCACAGAACACGACCGAGTAGTTATACGAAGACAAAGACGAACTTCTAAACGTTAAAAAAGAAAGCCCCTGGATAACCAGGGGCTTTTTTATTTGGGTTATTAGGCCCAAGAGGTGATTGTAATCGTGGCAGTTGTAGCAATGCTTGCTGCGGCTGCTGCTGTGCTTTGGGTTTTGACTGTTCCAGATGCACCAGTTAAACGATTTCCAGGTGTGATAGCGCCTGTGTCGGCAACTGTCCATCCTGTACCTGCAATAACAAGTGTGCTTCCTGAACCACCAGTTACAGACCAAGTACCAACAAGTGCTGCTGGGATACCTGTACCAGCTGCAATAGTAACCTTTGTACCTACTGGCCATGTGCTTGTTCCGCCAGAGACGGTTACAGTTGCGGCAGTTGTGGTTGTAACGTTAATCTGAGTTGGCTGTGTAGCTGTATTTGTAACTCCGGTGGTATTTGTAATGTTAGCTAATTCGTAACCAGCATCCAAAAGTTCATCAAGAGCATTTGCTGTTGTTTCACCAAGTACGCTAGGTACTACGATGTATGCAGTTCCTGAAACAAATGCACCATCACCTGAAGCGGCTGCTGTTGTAGATTCAACTTTGCCGTATTGACCAGTGATTGATACGCCGTTTCCTACTGCACTTGTAACTGTAAATCTAGTTGCATTTGCAGTTGCTACTGTTGCTGATGACAAGTTAAATGCAGAAGTTACAAGACCTGTAATATTTACAGTGTCTCCTGCTGCTAATTTATTTTGTGCGGTGTATGTAACAGTTGTTCCATTTCCACTTGCAGCTGTAACAATGTAGTTACCGGTTGCTGCTGTGTAAGATGGGAAACTTGCCCATTCACCTTCTGCGATATTGTGATTGTTAAATGCAGGGGTTACTACGTTTAGACGTCCACTTGCAACTTGTGTAGTTGCTGCCCATGCATAATCTGCACCAACACCAGGAAGTGAGCTAATAACTACTTTTGCTTGTGCTGTTGCACCAGTTACTGCTGTGCCTGTGGCTGCGTTTGTAACAGTGAATTGGCTTGAAGAAGCTGTTGCAATTAATACGTTTGTTAAGTTAAATGCAGATGTTGATAAACCTGTAATTGTTACAGTCTGTCCAGCAATGAATGTATTTGTTGCAGTATAAGTTACGGTTCCAGCAGTTGCTGAAGCTGCAGTTACTACTGCTGTTTGATATTGAATTTCGTCAGAACCAGTAGTTCCACCGAAGTTGCTAATTGAAGCAGCACGGTCATCGTTTGGTTGCATAGGAACGTTACCCCATACAAAATCAACGGCAACATTGCTTGAGGAATCTAATAAATTCCCGTTGTTATTTACTGCCATGTTTTACCTATTCTCTAGAGTTTGGTTAACAGTCCCATGCGCGTAGGGACTTGTTTATTCGGCTATTCGGATTGTTAGCGGTTTTAGAAGACGTATTTTTCTTTTTCATACCTTCCATGCGAGCACAGAAAGACTTTCTCCGGGCGGCGGACTTAGACGATTTTTTCGCCTGCTCACGCTTTACCGGTGGTTTAAGGTTACTACCTGGATTAGCTTTTTCGTAGGACTTACGTCCCTTTTCATTAAGGCCGCCTTTGGGGTTTTTACCCGCCTTGCGTTGCCATGCTTCAGATTTCGCCATAGGTCAATTCTAATTAGATTAACAGCCGTTTTCACGCCCAACACAAACTTACTGCTACGATGGGGTTATGAAAAAGATAATGCACTTCTTTCACTACCCAGAAGTAGGAACTGTGCTATCTCCGCTTCCAGCCCATAGATTTATCCCAGAATGGTATAAGAAATCTGAATTAACTCTTTCAGATGGAGAGACTCCAGGGCTAAGGTCTTGCATGCCTTACTTTGATGCAATGGCAAGCGGTTGGATTATTAGGTTAGACCAAGACCTACATATATCGGTAGATGAAGACGGTGTAAAACATTTTAAATGGGATGAAGATAGCCAAGTACTACATGCTAGACCTTTAGAACTTGGAAAATACATGGTTCCTCCTGCTGGGTATTCTCATGAGGGAATTGCTATTTATCTTAAAGTTGGTTATAAAACACCTAGAGGGTGGAGCTTATTAGTGACCCATCCGTTTAATAGATTTGATTTACCATTCATGGCAGTATCTGGAATTATGGATGCAGATAAATGGAATACTCCAGGAAATATACCAGTATTTTTTAAAAGTGATTTTATTGGAACTATTCCTAAAGGCACTCCGATAGCACAAGTGCTGCCTATTAAAAGAGCAGAATGGACTAGTACTTGGCACTTAAATATTAGACGAATAGCAAAAGCACTAAAGCAATCTAGAGATAACCATAAAGGTAATTACAGAAAAAACTTTTGGGTTAAAAAAAGTTATAAGTAATTAAGCTGGGTCTGACTCTCGAGGAAAGTTAGGGTCTCTCATAACAGCTTCTTCATTTCTTAATTGCCACTCTTTATCGTC